AATGGTACAGGACTTCGAGGAAGCCCTCGATGTCGAAGTACCCGACAAAGAGATAGCCAAACTCAAAACCGTCGGAGATATGGTAGAACTGGTGAAACAATATGGCAAAGAAAAACTTACGGCGTGAAGCTGTAAATCATCCTGCTCATTATGGAGGGGATACCACTTATGAAGTAATCAAGGTTCTGGAGGCATGGGGCTTAGACAGAAGTTTTTGTTTGGGCAACGCCGTGAAGTACATAGCCCGACACGACAAGAAAAGACGGGCATTGGAAGATTTGGAGAAGGCGGCTTGGTATTTGAATCACGAAATAGAGAGCAGAAAGAAGAAAGGGCAGCAATGAAACTGATCACGCCATACGCAAGAATAATCAATGGGTACGTATCCGAGATGGGACCGGATATAGCATTTCAAACTGCCGATGGCATACGTCTTTTGAGACACGTAGAGTGGTGTGCTCGTATTAGTCACCGCTCCGAGGATGCTGTGACAGAGGACAGTTGGAAACGAATACTCAAGAGTGTTGTGTTGGATCATGGTGATTGGTCCGTGACAGAGCATGCCAGCGTGACCGTGGATGCCTATGTCGATCGTGGCATTACGCATGAATGGGTGAGGCATCGTCTGTTTGCATATACACAGGAGTCAACAAGATTCGTCAACTATGAAAAGAAGATGCCACCGGCATTTGTGTATCCCGAGGCTTTAGACAATACAACGCAGGCAGGAGATTGGTTGCGTTCGCCTAATGACCGAAGAGACAAAGCACAGCAGACTTGGCGGCGTGTGATTGAACTTTGCGAGGATGGGTACCGTGAGCTATTGGCATGTGGTTATGCACCACAGATTGCTCGTTCATTGTTTCCGAATGCATTGGCGTCTAGATTGATAGTAACTGGCAATCTTCGCAATTGGAGACACTTCTTCATTATGCGAACTAGCAAGGAAGCCCATCCTCAGATGAAGCAGGTGACGATTCCATTGTTAAAGGAATTTCAAGAAAGGATTCCGTTGCTTTACGATGATATAGAGCCTGACCAGAAGCAATCCGAAGCCATGAAGAAGGCCAGATAGTATGAATCGTGTTCTGTCACTGAGTTATAGGCCACAGACCTTCAGTGCGATGGTTGGGGCCGGTAAGCTCATACAAAAGATACGTAGCCACTACGGAGAAGGTGGGCGTGAGCCTGCGGCATTCTTGTTTGATGGTCACACAGGTGCCGGAAAGACGACGTTGGCAAGGATCATAGCAGTGGCTTTGCAGTGTGAGCACCAAGAGAAGTTCGGTAATCCTTGTATTGAGTGTCGAAAGAACCGGCGTAAGTTCGATATATTCGATTCACCAATCAACAAGGTGGATGAGCTAAGACAAGCCTTAGCCGGAGTTAATTACCATCCACGGGGTGGCAGGCGTAGAGTATACATCCTTGACGAAATACAAAGGTTCACTGGAGATGCACAGGACTTCCTGTTGAGTGCGTTGGAGAACAGTCCACCGACTACCAATTTCATTTTGTGTACGACGCGGCCGGATAAAGTCATCGAGACGATTCAACGGCGTTGCATTTGTTATACCGTGCCACCCTTGGACCTCGAAGCTGTGAGAAAGTTAGTCACGAAAGTATTTGCTCATTTGCAAGAAGACAGGGATGCAGACGAATTGTCCGAGGCCTTGTTGGAAGCTGGAGTAGATAGTCCCGGTTTGGTGATGGTCGCAATTGAGAAGTATCTAGCGGGTGCATCAGCGACCGAAGCCGTGTTGATGGCCAACAGCGATGTGGATGTTCACGCCATTTGTCGAGCCGTAATCAAGAGCGATTGGCCGGGAGTAGTGAAGGCCCTGAAAGAATGTCCACCCGAAACTGCCAGAGGCGTGCGGGTAGCCGTGGGCATGTACTTGACCAAGATTCTGTGGGGCGACGTTCAATTTACCGATCGTGGCGAAGTAGTCAAGAACGCCATTATGGAACTATCAAGAATGGGGCAATTGGAAGACAAGATGCAGTTGGCCGGATTATCGGCCGTGTTGTATAACGTAGCGCACAAATTCAAATTCCACGGAAGATAAAATGATTCTGAGTGGGCGGGAAATCGCTTGGTACATGGAAACAGGCAAGTTGAAGATTACGCCTGTTGAGGAAATGCAGTTTCAACAGAACGGCATCGATCTGGTTTTGGAGAGTGTAGAAACGGCACCATACGAGTTTCACAAAGGCGAGTTTTATCTTGGGTGTACTAAGGAAGTATTGGAGTTGCCCGACGATTTGATGGCATTCGTGGAATTAAGATCAACTTGGGCCAGAACCGGACTGATGGTTCCGCCGACGATTGTGGACGCAGGTTTTCGAGGAAACCTGACACTGGAGATAGCGTCGTTTGCCAATGTGCCGGTTCCGTATCACAAACGATTTGCCCATTTGATTTTTGCCAAACTGACTTCACCAAGTATTCCATATAATGGTAAGTACCAAGATCAGCGTGGTGTAACCAAACCAATCAAGGATGGTGTGTAATGGCAGACGAGCAACTAGAGAAATTGTGGTCGGTGTGGGAGCGTAGCAAGATCGCAACGGAGCACGATAAGTTCTTTGGCAGCCATGAAACCGTGGACATGCACGGTAAGAAACTGGCAAGGTTTTATTGGATTGGCAGGATCGCATTCGGCTGGTACACGCCATTGCCCTTGGCTCAAGCCAGCGACGCGCTGAAGCAGGCCGCCGAGCAAGAGAGCAACACCATGACACAGAAGTTTCCGGGAAGGTAGGAGGATGCATGGCAGGAACGGAAGTGGATTACGTTGTTAAGCATGAGTGCAAGGGCCACGATGCTCAATGCGTATTCGATTATGGAAAATGTGTGTATGCCGGTGGTTGGATATTCTACGATGAAGCATACTTAATCAATGGACCATTTCCATCGGAGCATGAGGCGCGTTTGTCATTATTGGAGTATTGCCACGTGGAGCTTGGACCGGGAAATCGGTGGGTAAGATGAAACTTCTATTTTGTCCAGACTGCCACGACGCACACGAATTGATTCCAGATGAATGGCGTATGTGTTTGTGTGGAGCATCTGGTGGTCAATACAATGCAGATGGGATGACGGCCACGATTGGTGGACGGGCGAGAGTGTTCGGGGTGGGTAATACGTTCTTTAATGAATTGTACCCACTGCTAGGTGCCGAGGCTAAGAAGATGGTAAGGCAAAAATATTTTGGACAAGAGACTGATGCATGGTGGGGAGAGTATAAAGGGGATCAGCAGATATTCCGTATCAAATCTGCCAAAGGTCCACGCCTCAAAGTTGAAATGAAATTGGTAGTTGGTCGTATGGTAGACATCATTGTTGTGGACAAGAGGGACTACTGGATAGATGGTGAGTTTCTGAAAGAGTCAGTGCGTGTGCCACAGAATCCCGGTTATAAGCCACCACGCAAGAGAAAGCCGAAGAAGAAAGAAACCAGCGAAGATGTATTGAGTGCAGTAAGTCATGGTGTCGAGAAACAATGAGAGTTTTGGTTACAGCGGACTGGCAGAGTGACTTCGATAATCTACATCTATGTGAACAGGCATGGACGCAGATATTGGAGTATACCAAACGTAGAAAGATGGATGCCATCGTTGTAGCCGGTGATCTTAAAAGAGTTTATAATCCCGTCGATGCGCGAGTATCCAATTGGTGGGTAAGCGCCATCAGCCGAGCGGTCAAACAAGATGGCCTGAGTGTGATTCTGAATCTTGGCAACCATGATCGTGTAGGTCAATATACCGACGCTGTGAATTGGTTTCCTGTAATGAGAAAGGCTGGGGCCATCTGCATCGATAAAGGCCCGAAGGTCATCGAAGTAGGCGACGGCCAACTGGCCATGTTGCCTTTCTGTTCAAACAAGAAAGTGCTCAGGCAGTGGGCCGAAGATTTGCACCAGCGGGTAAGTAAAGACGCCATATTGATCTTTCACGAAGATTTGAAAGGTTGCAGTTATAATCAGCTTGGCCGAGCATCGGAGGTGGGAATTGAACCGAAAGAACTGTATCCCAATAGCTATCGCTACTGCGTCGGCGGTCACATTCATCTTCACCAGCAGATTGGGAAGAATATCTATTATACAGGAAGCCCATTCTGCCAAGACTGGGGAGAGGCAAATCAAAGAAAAAGCTACACCATCATTACGGATACCGGAATCAAATTTCTACCGTCCATCATACCCGGTTGGTACGATCCGAGTTGGCCCGGATTCGACGTACCTGAAGATTGGACGGGATGCCGAGTGCGAATCCATGTCAAGTGCCGAGATGGAATCGACTATTTACACCGAATTGAACAAGCTCGAATTGGAGCTGAGCGAAAATATCCGGGCGCTGAAATTTACGTGTGCTCAGATTTCAAGGAGAGTCGAGAAATTGAGACACCTGCCATCGGATTCAATGATCCCGATGAAGACAAGATTCGAGAGTACGTAAAGCAGACCTGCCCCGAGAACCTGAATGGGGAGAAGGCCGCGGCCTACTTGATCAAGAAAGTGAACGACGTAAGTGGTCATACATTACGCACTGGACTGGGAGTCGAGTTCTTATGGGCCAAAGGCCGGAACTTTTTAGGTTATAAAGAATTGAGCATGCGCTTCGACAAAGAAGGCCTGTTCACAGTGATGGGTAAGAACCATGACCGTGGTGGAGTATCAAACGGGAGCGGGAAGACAAGTATACTTCAACTGATTCCAGTTCCATTGTTCGGTATGACCTTCAAAGGCCAGAAGCACGACAAGTGGGCGAGAAGAAACTCGGTAGAGAAAGCCTTCGGCGTGCTGGCTTTAAGAGACTCACAGAACCGTATAATTAAGATACGGAGAAAGCGCAGGCCATCCGGTCTGGAATTGTTTATAGACGGCAAAGACCAGAGCGCCGGAATGAAGCCACAGGACAAAGACGGTACACAGGGGCAGATAGAGAAAGTGACTGGATTTACGTGGCAGACCTTGGCGAATGCCGTGTACATAGATCAAACGGTAGCCAGAGCGTTCTTATCGGGCAGGCAAAGCGACCGAACTGCGGTCCTGAGCAGGTTTCAGAACTTGGAAAGATTTGAGAAGGCTCTGAAGGGTGTCCGGAAGGCTAGAAGTGGCTTAAACGAAGCCGTAGAGGGCCAGAAACGGGCTTTAGCGGTGCTTGTAGAGCGTATTGCAGGGTATAAACGGACCCTGAGTTTGCTGGTAGTCGAGGGCAAAGACCGAGTTCGGGAAGCCGAAGAGGCCGTGGAAGCGGCATCGGCAGTCAAGCAGCAAGTTGAAGACAAACTAGGGCCAAGAATCAACGTCATGAAATTGAAATGTGTTCACCTTGAAGTGAAGTACAACGAAGCCGTGGAACGATTGAACACTTGTGCCGGGACAATGGCAAAGTTGACCGAGAGGCAGCGGCAGGAACAGAAAGTGATTGATGATCGGTTGAAAGCCGCGGAGTATGAAGAGTGTCCTACCTGTCATCAAAGGGTGAATAAGCAGGAATTGAAGAGACAAGCGGCAATCTTGAAAGAACACATGCAAGCGACTTTAGACAAATTAACGGCGGTACGGGCGGCGCACCTGAAAGCCGGACAGAATGTAACCATAGCCGAAGGTGAGCACGATGAAGTAGTCATTAGGCTCACGGTCCTAGAAAGAAAACTATCGGATGCTGTAATGACTTGGCAGCATGCCACGAAGCAATACGAAGATATCAAGCGCCGGGAACACGATAGCATCGCACGCAGCGGAATCAAAGACAAGATCATAAAGTGCGAAGAAAAGAAATTGCGAGAAGAAAGTGAAGTTGGCAAACTGATTCGACAGGACGACATGTTGGCTTATTGTGAGAGAGCTTTATCGAGAGAAGGCATACCGGCATTTCTCAATGCCCTGTTGTGTGGGCCATTGAATGTTGCCGCCGAAGCCTACTCCGAAGTTTTCTGTGGCAAAGCCATCCAAGTAAGATTTGCGATGGAGAACGGTGAATTTGTATCACAGATTGTCAACGCCACTGGTGGTGAAGACATGCGGGATCAATCCGATGGTGAGAAAGCCTTGGCCGGATTGATAGCCAGCTTCGCCTTGCGGGAAGTAGCCCCGAAGTGTAACATCCTCGTGCTAGACGAGCCAGCGATGGGATTGGATGCAGTAGCGTCAAGACAGTTTGCGATTGGATTGAAGACTTTGAAGAGTAAGTTCAAAACAATCTTCATCACAACACATAATGTTCATATATTGCAGGAACTAGGTGATGAACAGTCAATTATGGTGGAGAAAAGAAATGGTATTAGTAGGGTGACAGCATGAACATAGCTGTTCTCAGGACGGGATTGGAAGTAGCATGGTCAAGGTCAAGGTCAAGGTCAAGGTCAAGGTCAGGGTCAAGGTCAAGGTCATGGTCAGGGTCAAGGTCATGGTCAAGGTCAGGGTCAAGGTCAGGGTCAGGGTCAAGGTCATGGTCATGGTCAGGGTCAGGGTCAGGGTCATGGTCAAGGTCATGGTCATGGTCAAGGTCAAGGTCAGGGTCAAGGTCAGGGTCAAGGTCAGGGTCAAGATGAAAGTAATTATTTACAGCGGCGTGTTGGACTCCATATTCGGTGAGTGCGATAAATTTGATACTCACGAAACTGGAGGAGCGCTGTTAGGTACTTACCAAGGTTCAGCTATGTTAGGTACGTTGTCAATCATAGTGTCGGGCGTGATTGACGCTGGCCCAAAGGCACGCCGAACAGCCACTAGTTTCTTTAAAGATGGTGAGTATCAAGAGAAAGTGTTTCGGCAGGTTGAGCGGCTTCATCCTGAGATAGAACATCTTGGGAACTGGCATACGCATCATGTGAATGGATTGCAGACTCTCAGTGTTGGAGATGTAGAGACTTATCACAAGAATGTGAACTCCGAGAATCACAATACCGATTTTTGGTATGCGTTATTAGTGACCAAGCGACTTCGGATGGGAAGGTACGGTGTAAAGCACTTCATGTTGTTTCGTGGCGATTCGGCAGAGTACGAGTTACTACCGGGAGAGATTGAAGTATTGGACAAGGATGCTTTAGTGCGGAGGGCGTGATGGGATGCTTGGAGAATGACTTGGATGCCGGATTGGATCGGCAGAGGCGTGCTATGAAACCAAAGAGTGTGTTGCAGGATTGGGTATTGGAACTGCCCTTACGGTTTCAAGGTACTTTGCTCACAGCGCCGAGAGGTTGTGACGATGAGCCGAAGAGTTGGACCAAAACCGGAGTGGCATATTCTCAAGGCCGGAGACTTACAGCGTTCATCCGTTTCTGTTTTATGAATCCTGCTGATCCAAGAGAAGTGGACCGGGAAGAAGGCGCGTTCTTTATGAGCAAGCCACCTCATCCATTCAAGCCATCCGAGTTTGGACATTTGCCACAGCATTGGTACAGTCATGCCATGCATGCGTTGGAGATCATAGGTTACTATCATCCTGATTCGTTGTTGAGAGATCAAGCTTATGTGCTTTACATGAGGATGGTGAAGAACATGCATCTCAATGTGGAAACCAAAGAACAACAGTGGGAACGGCTCACTGAAGACCGGATTGCGAAAGGGGAGGTAGTATCGTGAGATATTACACCACCGAACATGGTACGCCTGTGAAAGTACCAAAGCGTCAATGGGTGCCATGTACCTACAAGCCAATCACCAAAAAGGAGTATGAGAGATTGGTCAAGTTGAGGAGGTAGTATCGTGAAGCGTTTTGTGACTCATGTGGATGCACCTTGGATATACGATAGCAAGGGTAATTGTTTGGGAAAAGAAGTCATTGAAGTAGATGGCTTCACCGAAGCAGAGTTGAAAGCAACAGGAACATGTTGTCCGGAGTGTGGTTTACCCAACGGCAACCACGGCGAGTATTGGGTAAGAACTGGAGGGCACCCCGGTGGGGAAGTTCACGGTTATTATAAAAAGTGTTCTAGAATGGGGAAAGTAGAAGTAGCAAGAGCGAAGGTTGACGATAGTTACGACAGGGAAGAGGCAACTCATGGCAATCAACGATGAGCCACGATGTTCGGCTTTCGACGGCCATGTTGGATACAAAGGTCAAAAGTACAAAGTTGTGTTCACCGACGAGGATGGGAAAGAACACACTTTCGGATGGCAGAATGAAAAGACTGGTGGACTAGCAAAGGCCGCGGCATTACATCCCGGCTGGAGCAACGTTCGTGTGGTTAAAGTCACCGATACCAAGGCAGGAACGTAAGACCAAATTCTGAACGGGGGAAAAGAAAGTGTCTGAGAGCACAGCAGTACCCGCAAGGGAACGTGGAGTAGTGGCGTGGTTTAACGATGCGAAGGGCTACGGTTTCATCAAAAGAAACGACGGAACCGATGTCTTTGTACATTTCACAGCAATTCAGGGCAACGGCTTCAAGACCCTGAAAGAAGGTCAGGAAGTCGAGTTTACTATTATCAAGGGCAAGAAAGGCCTGCAAGCCGAAGATGTAAGCAAAGCCGAGTAATGGCAACGCGAAGCAAAGATGTGTAATGGGTGTAATGGGTGTAGTAAAGTTGCGTCGTGTGCAGGAATGGTTTTGCCGTGTATGGTAGCGTGTTGTGGCGGCTGTGTCTGGTGACGTTCCATGAAGTGGTGGTCAAGTTTTGTGGCGTAGAGTAGCGTGTGGGTGAAGGAGATGTATGGCAACAACGCGAGTGTGGGTTAAGTTTGAGTTTCTGTCGGATAGTTCGACAGGCAGAACGAAGATTTGGGAAGTGATGCAACAGATTCCAAAAGACGTTTATGCGGAACACGCGGCGTTGGGAAGTATCAAATGGTTCGGACGTTGGCGTAAATATGCGTTCTTTCCAGAAAATGACACTGTGTATGAATGGGACTGCCTCAGAGTCATTGCCGAGTTCTGTGAGAATAAAACGAAAGAGCATAGGAGATTGAACCCGTGAGAGTCGTGGTCTGCGGTAGTTACTCACTCAGTGAGATGGAAGTCGATGCACTGGTGACCAAGCTCATAGCCAGTCTTTGCGAGAAATACTCAAAACTAAGAGTGGTCGCAATGGACTGTGACCGGGGAGTTGGCAAGCTCATCAAAAATATGTGCTTGCCACCCGGTAGCAAAACCAAACCAACGTTCTGTCTGGAAGAGCTTGCTTTGAGAATCTATTCAGCGGGACCGGAACTGACCAGCGCCGAAAGAGCCGCATTGCTCAAACCACGCAACGCTTACTTGGCAGAAGTCGGAGAAGAGTTTCATATCATACTCGGAACCGAAGGTATGCACGGCATGATGGGTGATTTATATAACCGGCTGCGTGGTCAAGAAGCAATGGTAGCTGTGTATAAGCCGGGAGACGCCGAAGTAAAAGAAGCAGTTCAATTGCAAATCAACATGGATTGATATGGCATCAAACGACTGGCTACAAGATGTGGTCAAGAAGTCACTGGAGAAAGAACCGGCATTATTGGATAAGTTCTTTAGTCCGTTCTATAACAAGGAAGGTTCCAGTGGACAATGTAGGGTTTGCAGTCATTATGCTCCGAGTTTGTCACAGTTCAAAATGATCTATTGGCATGATGAAACCTGTGCTGTAAGAGGAGCGTTGACAGGGGCAGGCGTAGGTACATTGGAATCGGAGTTGAAGGGTAAGAGATTATTTTTGAATGAGGACTAGGTTCTTATGTGGGCACAAGTGAATTTCTTTCGTGATGGTTCAACCGGGACCACAACGCCAATATTATCTTTCAGAATTACACCACTGGCATCATTGATGTGGCGAGCGGCACCGGACGAAGCGATAGTGGAGGGCAGTACTGAAACGCTAGGCATTCAGATTCATTTGAATGTGATGACCAGAGACCGAGAGACAGGTGTAATGCGGAGTAACGGGATGCCATTGAACATAAAAGATGCCGAGCAGGTGGAACAGAATCACTGAAGCAGTTCGTGAAACGCATGTTTCTCAAAGACTAGGAGGAAAACGATGGACACATTCTTCAAAGTTGTCGGCGTGATTGTGGTAAGTGTGGCCGGAGTTGTGGGACTAGCTATTGTGATGGCATACCCTACGAAATGGATGGTGAATTATTTGGTCGATCCGGCAGCACTAACAGTGGTTTTCGGTGCTCCAGTATTGAGTATTTGGAAGGCCTTGGCCTTGAACTTCATTTGTGGCTTCTTATTCAAGAGCACTTCGACCTGTAATTGCAAGAAGTGAGTTGTCTTTGTTGTTGATTGGGTAAAGTTTTCTCTGGACATAAGTCGCTCAAGCTCGGTATAGTAAAAAACAACAAGAACAAAGCGACAGTCGAGAAACTCCTGACGTGTTTGTGGAGAGGCAGGAACGTAGGTAGCGGGCTTACGTGACCTGCCTCTTTTGCATGAGAACGACAATTCAAAGGAGGCATTCAATGCCGATTAAAGATATGGATAACTTGAAAGCCAAAAGCCCTTCGCCGTCAGTTCAACGTGCGGTGGATCAAGCATGGGGGCAGCAGAACGAGAACAGCACAAACCCTCAAAAAGTATTGGCCGACAAACACACGAAGAATCCTGTGAAAGTAGGCGGCTGCAAGTAAGAGGCGTAGCGATTGGCACGAACGCAAGTCCAGCCTAGTAACAGATCAATGGGAGAAAGATATGGCTGACTCAGCAGCGGTGCCAAGTCGCCGATCAATAGCGGCCCGAGCCAACGGCAGAAAAGGCGGTATGGCGACCGCCAAAAATCACTCTCCCGAGTGGTTGTCTCAACGTGGCAAAAGTGGTGGAACCACAACCCGCGATTTGTACAGTGTTGATTTCTTTCGACATGCTCAACAACTAAGAAAAATAAAGCGGGGTTGGCCGCAAGGTAAGCTACGCACGAAAGCTGTAAGGGTAGCGAAAGAAGCTATCAACAACGCTGGCCTGAGTCCAGCCTCAACACAATTTCTGAATGCCCTGTTGGTACAGAATGGCTAAGAACGGCAAAGCCTCGACGATGCAACCTGAGATAGTGGATGCTTTGCCCGATGAGCTTCAAGAATCAAAAGAAAAGCTGGACGCGATTTTAGACGCCGACTTCACCGATCCTACAAAAAACAAGCTCGGCCGGGGATACTTTTCCAACAACAATCCCGCCTACCGGTACTATCAAACGATAGCCCCGAAACTGGCGCGGTGGTGGGATGAATTCAGCGGGGAACTGGACCCGAAGAATGGCGGCCCGAGATATCGGACAGTACATCAATTTGCCGTAGCCAAATCGAAAGACGCAAGGGAACAGGAATGGATCGCACAGATGATTGGGCCGGAGCCAGCGGCCTTCAACTGGAAGTGCAAAGACAACGGTAAAAATGGCAAGTGGCTGCGGGTTCCGTGGTTGGGAGATTGGAAGGCACGCCGGACAAACGGATATTGGGCACCCGAGCATCCTGCTAAGATCAAGAGCCTAGTAAGATCACTAAAAGACAAGTTACAGGGCTTTGAAGCAGTACAAAGTTCAGCACCTTACTTGGTTCAGGAAATGGCGACCTACATGCGGCTTTCCGAACAGGTAGATCAAGTGTTTGCCGGACAAGCACTGGACCTCAACGAAGGCATCAGCGACAAAAACAAAGCCCGGTTTTACACCTATCTGGAAATGAAGAAGGCCGTAACCAGAGTCAAATTAAGGCTGTTGCATGAATGGTGGACGGCGCACGGCCTGAGTACAAATGGGCAGCCCGTGATGATTACACAGGTCAATCAGATGTTCCAGAATGCCGGTATGGCCACGCCCGCCGGAATGATGGATACTAACGCCAAAGACCTGCAAGCCATCAAACTGGCCAGGATGTTGCAGACGCACGCCGAAAACTTCGATATGCCCTTGCCCGAAGACCAGCCACCCAAGAAAGAACCCGAGAAAGTTCACATCAAGACAAACGGAAAGCAGGTTATGTGAAAAACTTTCTGTTTCATTTGAATTTGTTGTGGGCAGTATGGAAGACACTGAGAGAGCGACCAAACGCCGCGGTGAGCATTGACGTTCATCAGACGATAGAAGGCGTTGGGCAATTAAGGTCAGTGAATTTAAGGGTGGAAGAGTAAGGAGACGATATGGCGATCACGTTAGAAGAAGTAATGGCTCGGGAACGAATCAAGATGGAGCACGACGAAGTAATTTTAAGCAAGCTCAAGGCTAAAGAGTATAAGCTACATCCCGATACAACGTATCTGCTCACTTTCGAGAGCGTGTTGAAGCCGCAGGAGATGTCGGCATTACGGAACATATTTAGCGGAAGCGCCCGGAATATATATATGTTATCCACGGCAGTGAAGTGCCGAACATATATACATTGGTTGAAAGTGGTCCGGTCAAATTTCCCGAAAAGAGAACGTTCTTAGAGGAGCCAAGCGAATGGCCGACAAAGAAAACTGGTTAGCGGCATTAGGTCAAAACGCACAGTTCGTGGCCTTCTTTGCTCATTTGGGTGCAGCCGAGACTTTGACGATATTAGCTTTCAGGTTCACACGATTCGGTTGGGGAGTGGTGGGATTGATCATACTGGGAGCGGCTATCAAAGAGTTTTACTTTGACGCCAAGTATGAGAAAGACCCGCCTCAAACGTTTTGGGACAATTTTCAGGACTTCATTGGATATGCACTAGGAACGGTAGTCGGTTGGTTATTGAGGTAAAGGATATGCCTGATACTCTCAAAGTCGTGCTGGTGACCATCGGGTTGATCCTGTGCATCTTGTTTTATGGCGTTACAGCGCATTGTCAAATTCCCGATAATCCACAGCCTCAATCCGATGGTACGGTCTGTATAGGAGCCAATAGCTGTGGTTGGCATCAGCTCAAAGAACTGCCGCCGATGCCGAAGTCGCACAACTGGTTTTATCGTCATCCTTTATTGACCGTAGCCATTCCAATGGTAATAGGGGGTGGAATTTACGCTCTAACAAAACAGTGGGGATGTCCTAGCCATATCAATGGCTTTGCCTACGATGGAACTCCACCTTGTCCAACTCAATGTTATGCCATAGGCAATTGTGAATGGGGTACGAAGCAAGTGTTTATCCGACGAAGGGTGTTTCTAAAACCATAGGAAAAGGAGAGAACAATGAATAGTAGTGTAAATGCACCGGCAGTAACCACCGAACACGAAAGGCTGGAGAAGTTGATTGGAACAGCTTTTGCTATCCGGAAAACGGTTGGGGTTGTATTGGATAATGTGAGGCAGCCTCAAGAAGGTGACGGCAAAGGAAGTATCAAGAACATAGGCACAACCGTCCACGACAAGATGGTAGAGTTGCAGGATGTGTTGGACGAAATTTTGGCATCAGCCAACGAACTGGACAGTTACACCGGCAGCCATCAGCAATTGCAACCAGCGGGTAGCAAGGTAGCAGTTGGACGTAGCGCATAACCTAAAAGGAGTGGCGCTTTGGAACCGGAACGGGACATATCGCTGATCGAAGCGCCGCCGTTTCATAAAGACTACGGCAAGCGCAAGTTCTTCATGGCCAGCGAAGAAGAACGCAAAGAACTCAAACAGGCATTTCCACAATGGACTGTTCGGGTAGCCACCGAAGAAGAGATCGACAGTTTGCAGGGTAAGACTTGGGATCAAATGGAAACCGAGGAAATGAACAGGTTGTTGGCACAGACCGATTAGGAGGACAAAAGATGCTTTCAATAATTTTGCTTGTGTTCGCTTTCGTGTTGGCCTGTTTGGCCGCAAAGAACTACGGAGCGCCGAATTGGTCCTTGGGTTGGGCGGCTTTGGCTTGCTATTTTCTCAGCCTGTTGTTGGGAGCGGCTGGACCTTTGGCTTCACACTGGAGGTAGTATGGCAGCGAAAAAGAAATCAGCACAGAATAAAGTCAAAGTTGGAGCAATCCGCCGGATTAAAGTCTTGAAAGCCGAGACCAAGGCCGAAGAACCCGATGTGCATGTAGTCAATCTTGAACTGGAAGTGCGGGGCGACCCACCACCGGCTGTAATCACAGCGGAAGCCGCGGTAGAAATTGCACCCAGCGATCCCGAGCCACAAATAGCCGCCAGCAGCGGTTGGGTAAAGTGGCTGAAATCAATTTGGAACTGAGGCTATAAACAAATGATCAGGGATGGAAATCTGGAATGGAGCAGTCAGTGGGTGACAAGAATAGGCCCCGACATCGGCGGTCCGAATCCTTTCGTTGCCCCGACCTCCTATGGCTTCAAACATCCTGCCGTGGGCAACGACTGGATGGAAGTGTATATCAGCGGCGGTGCGTACACCGATATGATGGTAGCTTTGCAGAGGCCAATATTGCCGGTGTTCAATGCCGCCGCGATTGAGCTGGCTTGGGAATTCGATTTGTATACCGATGTGAATACTCCGGTACAGGCACAGGCGCTGGAAACCGACATTCGGCTGTGCGATGCGGCCGGTTATAATTACAATGCCAGTTTGCAGTTGAACTATCAAAGTGGAGGCCAAATTCAGATTAGCAATGCAAAAGGCGGCTGGTCCAACACTGGATTGATTCCGGGGAAGTATGCGCCGAACGTTCCCTACCATGTTGATATCAATTACCTGTTCGACACTGTGGAACATACCGTGTCCGTGCAGTCGATGGAAATCAATTACAAAGCCTACGTCATTCCGCTTACCATGCAGAAAGTTCCGGCACAATTGTTGAAGTGGGTACCGGGAGTTTATTTGCAGGTACAAAGCGACTTAGCCTCAACAGGTGGTGCATTCAGTTATTGGATGAAGAACATATCATTGGATTGGTTGTGAGCCATGCCAAAAATCATAGTTTTGCACGATTATGACAACCCGGCGAATGAAGTTTCGATCGACTCTGCGGCGATTACCAACGTCGTAGCACAGGCCACTGGAAAAGGCTCAATAGTAAGTTGTGGTAATAACAGTGGCAGCGCCACTCAGATTCATGTAATCGAATCGCCGGAACAAGTAGAGCAGATGAGGGGACAGTGAAGCTCATTGAACTAGAGCCGAAGTTGAATGGCGATACGCTTCACTTTTGGTGTCCGAAATGTGGCCGGGACTTGAAAGGCGATGGTCACAAGGTAGGCGTAAATTCCGGTTGGGGAGATATCACACAGCCTTTCGAGACTATGACCTTGAACGCGAGTGTCCGAGTAATTGGTGGCTGTGGAGCGCATTTCTTGGTTCAGAAAGGCGAAATCATCGATGCTGGGTGAAGCTATGAAATGGTGGGCGATTGGCTTGGGAGTTGCATTGGTGGTTGGTGTCATCGTGTATGCGTTGTATCTGTACAACAACGCCTTCGGAAAAGGCGGAAGTTTCTGATGAGAATCATCGAACTGCATGACCACATAAATACCGATCAAGTGGTTCCGTTGGATGCCGATTCTATTACCGGTGTAGAACCATTTGGTTCAGGCTCAATAGTGGAATGCGCCGGTGTAGCCTATCCGGTTCACGAATCTCCGTCGGAAGTGGAAAGACTTTGGAAGACCGAGTAAGA